GAAACAATTTGTGATGTGATGTTAGATGCGTATAAACGCAATTGGATTACTAGCCGTGATGGCAATGTAAGTATCCGTCATCACGACCGTGATCACTTTTACATCACACCTAGTGGTGTACGTAAGCAAACACTACAGCCGGATCAGTTTAAAAAGATTGGCATATTGCATCAACCAGTTAATCGGTATAACTGGACTGAACTGCCCTATACTGATATTAGCGAAAAACTAAAGCCCAGTGGAGAAATTCCATTGCATTTTGGTTTGCAACGAGCAATGGGACAGCATAGTAATGACGTTCGTGTAGTTGTACACGTTCATCCTACTTACTGTATTGCGGCCATGCATGCCGGCATTGATCTAAGCACAGTTAGTGTAGAGTTTCCAGAATTAAATCGCTATACAAAAGTAGCTAAGAACGTAGGAGATGTGCCGCCTATTAGTCAAGAGCTTGCTGATCGTTGTCATGAAAATCTGTGGCTTCGAAAAGATGGTACAATTAATTTTGACATTGTAGGTATTAAAGGACACGGAGTAGTTGCCATTGATACAAGTCCATGGCGTGCTTTTGAGCATATTGAACGATTAGAACACATTTGCAAAATAGTACTTGCAAGTGGTAAGTATTAAATTATAAAGGAAATAAAATGAAATTATATATAAAATATATTGATGAACAAATTGTAGATCATCCAATGCTTGAAGATAATCTAAAGCAGGTAGATCCTACTTTTGATCCAACTAATCTTCCAGATACATTAAAAGTGTTCGAACGTGTAAATGCGCCGGTACCTGGACCATATGCTTACATACAGGTTTCATATCAACTAGGTGATGATGATATTGTTAGAGATGCGTATACAGAATTACCATTCAGTGCAGAAGAACGAGCCAAACTAATTGAATATACAATGGCACAAGTGCATCCTAATGGTTGGACCTTTAATGAAACAATCTGTGGTTGGGAACCGGGTGTACCTTATCCGACAGATGGAAAAGTATATGAGTGGTCTGAAGAATTAGAGAACTGGTCAGTAATGAACACTTATTAATATCTATGTCAAAAGCACAATACGATTTTTCAAAACAAACAAATTACCTTAAGCGTACAATGTTCCTAGACCCTGCTGGGCCTGTAACAGTACAACGCTTTGAGGAAGTTAAATATCCTAAACTACAGAAGTACGAAGAACTTGCTCGTGGCTTCTTCTGGGTACCAGAGGAAATTAGTCTTACCAAAGACAAGATGGATCACAAAGAAGCCAGTGATGCTGTTAAACATATCTTTACCAGTAACTTGCTAAGGCAAACTGCATTAGATTCTATCCAGGGTCGGGCTCCTTTTCAAGTGTTCGGCCCAGTTTGTTCAATCCCAGAACTCGAAGCACTGACACTTACCTGGAGTTTCTTCGAAACAAGTATTCACAGCAAGAGCTATAGTCACATTATTCGTAACGTCTACGGAGTACCTAAAGATGAGTTTAACAAGATTCACGACACGGCTGAAATTGCTGGTATGGCTGCTAGTGTTGGTCGTTACTATGAAGACCTTCATATTCTTAACAGCCGTAAAGAGTTGGGTGAAGATGTTGGACTACACGTTCACAAGCGAGCCATATGGATGGCCCTACATGCATCATACGCACTCGAAGCTCTACGTTTCATGGTATCCTTCGCCACGTCACTTGCTATGGTAGAGAATAAGATTTACATCGGTAACGGTAACATCATCAGTTTGATTCTACAAGACGAACTGCTTCATGCAGAGTGGACTGGTTGGTTAATTAACAATGTAACCAAAGACGATCCGGACTTTATTGAAATTGGAAAAGAGTGTGAAGCAGAAGTATACGCTATGTATATGGAAGTCATTCAAGAAGAAAAAGCCTGGGCCGAATACTTGTTCAAGAAGGGTGTGGTCATTGGATTGAATGCCAACATATTGAAAGACTTTGTTGACTATACTGCATTTACTAGACTAAAAGAAATTGGCATCAAGTACCTAGCAGAACATCCAAAGATGAGCCCTATCCCTTGGTTTAACAAGCATGTTAATATCAATAAGAAACAAACTGCATTACAAGAAAACGAAAGCACCAATTATGTTATTGGTGTTATGAGTGATTCAGTTAGCTATGAAGAACTACCAGATCTATAAGGAAGTAAAAATGACTAAAGCAATTGTGTGGTCGAAGTACCACTGCCCATTTTGCGAACAGGCAAAGGCATTATTAAAACAACGAGGTATTCCATTTGAAGAAAAGAAAATTGGTGATGGATATTCTAAAGAAGAATTGTTAGAAGCAATTCCCACAGCAAGAACAGTACCACAGATCTTTATCGATGATCAACTCATTGGTGGCTTTACTGAACTAAAGGCACACCTAAATGGATAACGAGCCCATTGTAGATGAGAACACCATTGATCTATCCGGTGGTGAAGATTACGACAGTATCACTATGATAGATACTAGCAGTATGAACTCTTATAATTACTCCTATAGTACAACACCATCTAGCATTACTATTAGTAACGGTAGCGGTAGTAACTATGGTGCAGTCGGTAGCTCTGGTAGCTTTCTAACCAGCGGCTTGAATGGCACTAGCTGGAGCAACACAAATTGGAATATAAGCAGTAGTTCGTCAACTCCGGGTTTAAAAGTATCAGGTGACGCAGAGTTTGAAGGCAAGGTTATGATAAACGGCCGGAATATCTCAGAGTTCATGGAAACCATTTCAAACCGTCTTGCCATACTCCAACCAGACCCTGCAAAATTAGAGCACTTCGCGGCTCTTAAAAAAGCCTACGAGCATTACAAAACACTCGAAGCTTTATGCGAAATACCCAAAGAAGAAAACGAGGAATAATATGTTAATTCAAAAACCCGCAGCCACTGGTGACACAGTGAGCATTAAATTAATTTCCGGTGAAGAAATCATCGGACGTTTAGATGAAGATACCAGTGAGTATGTTAAACTAAACAGACCTAAGAGTGTTAGTATCGGCGCACAAGGACTAGGTATGATGCCGTTTATGTTTCTAGGTGGAGCAGACAACGTTACTATTAAACATAATCATATCATTGTTATGGTACTTGCAGAGAAAAGTGCAGCCGATCAATATGTACAGGGAACAACTGGCATTGCTCTATCGTAAATATATGATAGGAGATTAATATGCCATACATTTCCGGCACAGGCCGAATTTCAGACGTTTACCATAGCGGCAATGTTTACGCTAACAATGTTCCAATCGCTCTTTGGTTATCGCCCGGTGCTAGTGGTACATTTGGCGGTATTAGCATATCAGTGGCAGTGGAACTAGATCCATTAGTAGTTGAGGCAGTAGCGAGCCAGGTCAATACCTATGTAGCTGCTCAGAATGGCCAACCTAATCAATATTATAGTGCTGCCGCGGCAGCTGATGGTGTTAAAGGTAATTATGCAGGTACAGTTGATGATGGTACCACAGCCACTGCCGCAGTATCGCTAATTTCAACTGACACTACTTTCTCTAGTATTGTTCCATTCTTAGACAAATGTCTCGATGAAGCTGCACAAGGAAAGTGGCGTGAATCTGGTCAAGGTGGTAAACCTAGTAATCCTAATATTACTGGCATTTGGCAGAACATAGGATATCCCGGTAGCAGTCCGTGGACCACAGATCAAACGGCATGGTGTATGGGATTTATTAACTTTGGATTAAAGAGTTCGGGGTATCGATATTTCCAAACTGCATCCGCAGCCGCAATTACAACCAATCCAGAAAAGTGGAACGCTACGCAAGTTCCTAAAGATCAAGCACAGCCCGGTGATATAGCATTCTGGAGTTATAGGCACGTTAACTTTGTCTATACAGCCCAAAATGGCAAATACACGTTTGTTGGCGGAAATCAAAGTCCAAAAGCAAGTAATAATCCGGATGACGGCGATGTAACCAAATCTTATCCAAACGGAACAGGCGCTAATAACGCAAATTGGGTAAGTTGCTGGCGTCCAAGTAAAACATAATGGTTGACAAACTGGTAAAAATACAGTATAATAGTAATAAGAGGAAGCAGTAATGCAACAAGGTAAAGTAAAATGGTTTAATAATTCCAAAGGTTTTGGATTTATTGTACCGGACGAAGGCGGTGAAGATGTGTTTGCACATTTTAGCCAAATTCAAATGGAGGGCTATAAAACTTTGAAAACAGACGAACATGTCCAATTTGAAGTTACAGATGGTCCAAATGGTAAACAGGCTCAAAATATTCAACGGAGTTAATATGTATCAATATCGTGTTTGGGTTAAACTTAATCAGTATCAAACTGCTGACGTTGTAGTCAATGCAAACAATGATTGGGAATGTAAAATGCTTGCAGAAAGCATGTACGGTTCTGGTATGGTTCTAAACTACAGCAGAATTAATTAAATACACTGTCCGATAGGGGTAAACCTGCATAGCAGGTTGCCAAGGTGAAAGACCTTGTAGTTAGGCGGAGACTCCACAAGCCCTTCGGATTCCGTCAACGTTGTCAACGTAATATAGGGCTAAGGCGTTATATATACATCATGGAGAAAGTTATGAAAAAATTATTGACTGCACTTGTTTTGTCTTTTGCTCTTGTTGGAGC